TTAGCTGAGTTTCCATTTTTCAATAAGATGTTCAGCGGCCCACAGCTTCAGTAAAAGTTCGTCTGAAGATTTTTTGTTACTGAAAGAAGAGATAAATCTACTAATTTCGGTAAGATTAACAGTATGACTTTGGTAATTTAACTCCATATACTGAGCACCATTCGTAACATCAATTTTATCAAAGAATGCCTTAGCTTCACTTGAAATGTCATGACCATATTTCTTTTCAAAAGACACCGCATTAGGGTTATTAAACATATCTACGGCGTGTATGAAGTTCGCATCCAAGTATAATCGCGTTGCGACAGCTCCGGCAGAAAAATTATTAGGAATTTTGGAATCGAGGAAACTGATAATCTGCTGTAATCTAGTATTTGATGGTGGCATTTCTACACCATCTTTCCACATATCCCTGATAAGCTCACTCACCGCAGTTTTTTGAGATGTAAAACTCAAGTTATTGTTTTCTAGCAGGGCGGTAAACTTCATTACTACACGGGAAAACTCCTCGCTTCGGAAAATTTGGTCTAAATAACTAACTGGTACTCCCTGTTTGTAACTGAGAGTTCGCACCACTCCGATAAACTCATTCCGTTTATCCTCGTTATTGCTCCAGGTTGGGCGATAAAGATCTTTAGTTTCCGTTAAGCCTCTCTTTGCCCGAGCTACAACTGCATGATATCTGCGTGTTTTTGCCTTGTTGTAACCGCCAAAAATTACATAACCTAACCATGCTAAAATTAATAAGCCGATGATTTCCATATGTATACCCTGCTATTCAATGTCTGATTATTAGTTTCAATTTGAATAATTTGAATTACTAGCACTGCAAATCCCCGCCAAAATTATGCCATCTTGATTTAAGCTGTGGTGATGGATTGTTAACCCCTACTAAACATAGTGGGATAAAACCAGTTATAAACGATTTGTGTACCAGTTGTATACGACGCTCTGCATCAAGCCATTCTTCCGAAATCTACCCCAAGCGATACCAGAACACCGTTCTATAGCGAAAAACTTGCTTTATCACTATGCCTTAACTACCAAAGTTGGTAGAGGAAGTATCTTAAATATTGATCGAATCCACCTATTGAATACACTGTTATGAAAGATTTGACCGATCGATAAAGTTGTAAACTTTTTTGCAACGGATAAGCAACTACGGGATGCTGGAGAATTTTAATGATAAAAATGAGTGGGTTAGGTTTACTTTTGGTTTCTATCATAGCTTTTGCCGCTGATGACAAAGCTCTGAAAGATGAAGCACAGCGTGACATTGTACTCTCTGGCTATCAGTGCGACCAGGTAGACAGCATCAAGACTGAAACCAGTTGGTTCTCAAGCGGTACAACTGCGAACGTCACATGCGATAAGGCGTACCATTTTGTAATACGTTATGTGGGCGATGTTCGGGTTAGCGTTGACGTGGACTCGATGTAAAAGTACTGCCACTTTTGGTCACATTCATGCCAGTACTAAATCGTAACGGTGATTTACTGGCATCGAATTGTGTGTTGCATAACAATGAGATGATTCCTAAAATATCAGCGACTTATTTTATGTACCAAACCAATTAAGGAAAATAAATGAAGCTGGTAAAAGCGTTGGCAGTTATTGCAGTAACGGTAGGGCTAACAGGATGTGCAGTGAGTTTACCGTTCAATAACCGTCTTTCTTATCCTTCAGTCTCAGAAATGAAATCAGTTCATATCCAGGGTGAAAAGCCAAAACTATCTATCGTATGGAATCCTGCCGACTTCCCACAACGTATTGATATCCAGGGTGCTGATGGTTTTGTCGGTGGTGGTTCTCGTACACGCGTACCAACTGGGGTAGCGTTATCTTCTCGTATCGAAGAAGCTGTATCCACCTTTGCTGATGTTAATCCTGCTGGGCAGAAATTGACCATTACAGTAATCGAAGCCCGTTCCGGTTTCGAATATTCAGCGGGTATGTTTAACATCACGCCAGCAATCGACGTTGGGTCGGTCACGTTTAATGCAACGTTCAATCTGAACGGTCAAACCTGGTCACAGCAATTCACGTCACATAAAAACGATCCTGTAATCGGCGGTACTAGCCAGACTGGAACACTCGAAAGTGCGTGGGATGACATAGCAGTACAGGTTGCGAAAAATATTGCTCAACATATTAACAAATGAAGCAATTTTCTTGAGATAAGAGTACTGCCATTTTCTTGATATGATGTAATGCCTACCAGCATCAGTACTTATTTGGGTTTTGTTAATTAAGGGTACTGATGCTGGTCAGGGAAATATTTAAAGTACTTCAGAATATACGACATCAATATTCCAGTACTTAGAGCTTAATATAGGGCCTCATATTTCAGTACTGCAATTTTTTATAATAAAAATAATTGACAACGGCATTTCCAATCCATATTATCCATCTCGCACAATGAGTGGATTACCCTCATACATATAAATCCTATGAGGAAGAACTAAATGAAAGCTCTGAAAAAAACGTATACGGTAAAAATTGGTGAAGCAGCTTGGGATGAAAGTTTATACGAACTAGTGATTGATCTTACTTCTAATCAAAAGTCGTATACTACCGAAGTTCCGAAAGTTATTGATGGTAATTGTCAGTGGGTGACTGTACCGATTGAATGTCCACATATGATAAAAAATATCGACACTTTGGTACAGAATGATACCCGTGTAATATGTATTGAAGTCGCTTTTGATGAAGGTTCATCGGTAATACACTCAAGAATTAATGACACTAGTCGGGTATTAATTTGTAATGAAAAGTATGGTGAATACCTTTTCCACATACTTAACAGAAAAAAACCAAACCCAGTAAGTGAGTGCTATGGTAATGAAATAGCCTGGTCATTATGCTGGGATCACTTCCCGTCACATTGGATTGATGAACACGGCGTACTAGAGCAAATCTAAACCAGCGATCCTGGAATACCGGATCACCTATAATCTACAATAATCGGTATCCTATATCATGCTCAACAAAAAACAACTCAAAGCCCGTGGCTGGACTGACGCACTGATCCGAAAGTTCTACCCCAACAAGAATTGTTGTTACTCGCTGAAAAAAGTTGAAGAGATTGAAAATTCTTTTTGGTTCAAATACGAAATGATTCAAACTAACACACGTAGAGAACGAGCTAACGCAGCTATTCAGTGTAAAAATATCATAGTAAACAGCCTGGTAGTTTAGTTCTTGCCAGTAATGCCCATTTTCTTAAGAGTGAAGTACTCAGAATAAATACTCAAACACACATGAGTACTTACAATGAGAACATCAATACACCTACCAGCAGTTGGCAGTACTGAACTCTATTTCGAGATGGTTCAGGAACTACTAGCCGTCATCGATACAGAACCACTAATCAAATTAGATATGCACTACGATGAACACAGTGAAGTACTGCATATTTATTTCAGCCATCCAGAACCCGATCAACAGAACTTCATGCAGGGCCTGGTATTGCTCTATTGCCCCGATTACCATTGGCACTGTTAGAACGGCAATTCACCCTGGTCACAGAACCAATCATCAACGTCGTGTATCTGGTGCATACGGTGTACTGAGTCCAGATAGGTAAGGCCGTCTAGCACTCGTGGTAGAGGTTCAGGGTAGAGCAGAACGAAGCAATCAGGTTGAATCTGACCTAACCAGTACTGCCTATGCTCGTTCTGAAAGAAGACCTTATCACCCATCCTGAACTCTTCTAACGATGACCCCCAATAGCACACAGTAGCCCACTGCCCATGATGTACGAACCGCTGTATACCACTGGTGATTGAAGCATCGTAGCCATCTTTGTTCCCCATCCCTATACCCTCCATTTATACTGTATGTTTGTACAGTATTGCAGACAGTAAGAATAAGATCCAGACTGGCCGGAGTTTAAACAATAACACCGGGAAGTGTATGAAAATCGTACAAAGTATCGCAGGCGATACACTGGTATTTGAATCATTGTCTGCTGATGAAAGTATCAAACTGACCCACAACGCTTTAGAACTAATTTCGAAGTTTGAACAAGGTTCGGAAGAACCAACCGCTAAAGAACTGGGCAGGGCTTGTTGCCTATTACTGACTGTCGCAGAAGACTTCATGAATGTTGAGTACTGGCAAACTGTAGAAGAACTGTATTCCGGTGTTAACCATTCGTTCTACAAAGAAGAAGTTATTGCAATTCGTGATTACTATTTAGAATACCTCTCAGAACAGCCTGTATCACTTCACAAACAACGCTAGAATTATTCACGCACGGACGCGTTTAATTCAGTACAGACGCATACAGAGCGATACAGAAGCATTAAAAGGTACTTCTGAGATGAGTAAGCCTCGGCAGTGTTCGGCAGCGAGTTCTTTTTTACGTATGTGTAATTTTTGATCAACGAACCACACCGCAAAATATCCAGTACTAAACCCTGATAAATATAAGAACAACAGTCAGGGTAATATTATGTCCACCTCAATTTCAATTAGAAAGTTAGGCCGTGATTACGGCTATGAACACAGTACTGTACTGGCATGGCAGAAACGCGGGATGCCTACAGACACAGAAGAGAATGCACGTGCATGGATCGTAGATAACATTTTAACACCGCTACGTGATGGTGATGTACGAGACAAGATCGACCAGGCACGATTACGCAAAATGCAGGCAGAGGCAGATTTAGCCGAAGCCGAAGTAAAGTTAAAACTGGATCAACTAATCGAAGCGGATGAAGTACATAGAGAACTTACCCAGTATTTCAAAACATTCCGTGATTATATCCGCTCACTACCGAACAAAATTCAACATGAAGTTTTCGAACAAGATTCAGTACTTAAGGTTAAACGAGTACTACAGCAACGTATTGATGAAATGCTGCATTCAATTGGCGACCTGAAGTTTGAAGTACCTGAAGAGGACGAACAAGGCAAGGATGCCGAAAATGAACAAGACACTAACAGTACTGAAAAATGCAGTACCAATAATCAAACCTCCACAGAAGTTAAAGCCCAGTGAATGGGCTGAGACTCATTTACTCCTACCGGACGGGGCATCAGCAGGACAAAAGTTTAAACTATATTCATTTCAGAAAGAGATGTTAGATATTATTGAGTCTGACCAGTACCGCAAGGTTGTTTATAAAACATCGGCACAGATTGCAAAGACTACACTACTTAATGCAGCACTGTTTTATTGGATGGCTACTGATTCGAGCAACATTGGTATTGCACAAAGTTCATTATCAGAACTTAAGCAATGGAAGTCAGCGAAGATTGACAAACAGATAGAACAATCACAGGTTCTATCAGAATTAGTAACAGACAAGAACGACAAGACGAAAGCAAATAACCAACAGCAGACAGAACTAAAAGACGGTTCTTTCTTGTACTTCATGACTCTCGGGTCGGCTAAAGCCCTCAGAGGAAAAACACTAAAACGAATCATACTTGATGAAGTATCAGCAATAGACCAGAACTCACCTGAAGGGAACCCGATACGCCTAGCAGAACAACGTGCAACTGATTTCGGCCAGGAAGCCAAAATCCTCATTTCAAGTACTCCTACTTTTTCAGGTGATGCAATCGATGTTGAGTATCAGAACTCAGACCAACGAGAGTACTTTGTTAAGTGCATACACTGCCAGCATGAACACTCGTTGCAATGGGAGAACGTTAAATTCGAATGGAAGAAAGCAGGTAAGCGTGATATCCCTGATTCCAGTACTGCAAAGTTATATTGTCCAGACTGCAACAGTGAAATAACTGAATCACAGCGTATTAAGATGGTTGCTGGTGGACGTTGGATAGCACAGAACCCTGAATGTACAGACACGGCAGGTTTTTATATCAATCGCCTGTACAGTCCTAACAGTACTATTCAGGCTATTGCAAAAGAGTTTGAACTAGCCTGGTTCGAATATAACTATCAGTCATTTTACAATACAGTACTCGGACTTCATTATTCAGACCTTCAAGAAGAACTTGACGATCTAGCATTAGAGAACTTACGTGATGATTCATTCGATTTAAAGAATATACCAGATTCAGTACTGGGTATTGTCGTAGGCTGTGACCAGCAATTAGACCGACTTGAAGCAACAGTATTAGGTTTTAACGAAACAGAACTATTCGTACTGGGTCATCGTTTTTTCTATAGCCCTAACTGTGAAATCAAAGGGGCAAAGGCTTATACAGACCTTGCTGCATTCTGTAATCAACGTTTCAAAACAGTATCCGGGCGTGAAGTACCAATACTTAAAGTTGCTGTTGACGGGGGTAACGGGAGGGCAGTAGCCACCGTAAATAGTTTCTGTCAGCAGTATAAGAAGTTCGAAATGATCAAGGGCAGCTCGAATACCAAAGGTGACTTGTTCAAACGCAGCACCTCAGAAGGCCGTCAGTTCTACATGCTGAACGTACACGAGGGTAAGAACTGGGTACGCAGTCTGTTAAACAATGCAGTAGCAGGTAAAACAGATGCACCACTTACGCTACGGTTTGCACACGATTTGCCTGATGACTATTTCGAACAGGTCACAGCAGAGAACCTGGAACGTTCAGGTAGTGGTGTTCGATGGAAGCAGATTACAGGCCGTCGTAATGAGGCACTTGATACGCTGGTCTACAGCCTATGCATGATGAAACTGGCATTGAGTAAATTAGGGGGGCAGCCGTTCAAGAAATTACGAGAGTACAGAAGTAGTAAACGAACCGATGAACAAACTACCAGTACTGAATCAACTAAACCCGTCAAGCCTACCGAACCAAATAATAAATACACTAAACCAAAATCCAAAAGTATTGGTAAATCATGGTTCGGCTAAGGATAAATAAACATGAAAGATAAAATCTATATCGGTGAAGTACTTCACGAAGTACTACAGCCTAATACAACATTAAAAATCGGAAACAGTACTGATACGTTATTCACACACAACACAGAGAACGATACTGAAACGGTAACTATCGATTCCTCACAATGGAAGCCGGGTTATTACTCAGTCGTATATAACAACAATGGTGAGCTGAGTATACGTATTAGTACTGTAACCGTCATTGATCCAATGGCACAGACAGACCGATTAACAGAACTGCAATCACAGCTTGATGATATTAATAAAGTCATTACAGCACGTATTAACGGCGATACCAGTACTCTGACTATCAACAATAAAACACTGGTACATGAAGACCTGAATGCATTGATCAGTCTGAAAAACAGTATCACTAAACAGGTTAACGACCTGAAACGCAAACTAACTACAGGCAATAAAGGCTTTTTCAAAAGTACTATTCATTGCCGCTAATAATGGAGATCACACGGAATGTGGCCTTTTAACAAACGGCAAATTGAACAACCCGCAGTACTACCAAAACCTAAAACAGTACAATCCCGCAAATATCAACCGACAAGTACTGAATTCAAATCTCAGACACGTTCATTAACTGGATTACCAACAAAGATCATTGGCTCTTACGGTACTGGTGTTCAGAACGTCAACATCAATGCAGTACTGAGACAGTCACTAACTTCGCTACGCGATGCCAGCCGTTCACTGGTACTGCAAAACCCGTATGCACGTCGATACGTATCACTGAGTTCTGGCACAGTGGCAGGGGCAGACGGTATCACCGTTCGACCTTCACCGATTGGCCTCGATGGTCAAACCGATCCAGTACTGGCAGATCGCTTAGATAAGCTGTTTTACGAGTGGGCATCAGATGCAAATCGATTCAGTGCTGATGGTTCTCTGTCATTCGACATCTTTCAACAACTGGTAGAGCGTGCGAGAGCTACCGATGGTGAATGTTTTGTTCGACTGCATACTGACGGTGATGAACTACAGATATCAATCATCGATGCAAGCCGTATCCCCAGTACTAAAAACGAGTTACTGAAAAACGGTTCGTACATCAGTAATGGTATTGAACGTGATCAACATGGTCGGGTACTGGCCTATCACGTAGCCGATATTAACCCGCTGAATTACACCATCCAGACGAACAGTACTCAACGTGTACCAGCCAGTGAGATTCTGCATTACTTCATCCCAGAATTCCCAGGACAGGAACGAGGTTTCCCGGACTGTATTGCAGTCATGAAAACCTTAGAGGACTTTAATAGCTATAACGAAGCGGCAGTACTACAGAAAAAGATCGCAAGTTCGGCTATGGGGTTCATTACCAATACTGACAACAATCAGGATGAACTCTTAGACGGTGAAAATCCAGAACGTGAATTTGTAGAGTACTTTGAACCGGGCAGTATTAAAGAACTAGCCCCAGGGCAGCAGATCCAGACTCTTAACCCGCAGGCAGGTACTGACAAGATTACTGAATTTTCAGACGCTGTTCTAACAACTATCAGTACTGGATTATCCGTACCCAAATCGATGTTAACGGGTGACACACAAAACGCGTCATTCAGTGCTGCAAAGATGGCAGACCGTATCAGTCGTGAAGGGTTTAAAACTCGTTCTAATCTACTCATTTCGAAAGTACTCAAACCTATCTACCGTGAGTTTATTAAAAGAATCATGGTGTCTGAACTTAAAGAACTTAGTTTCACGAACTTTGAGAATATCGCGAACAGTACTTTCATTACTGTTAAGCAAGTCTCACTTGATCCTAATAAAGATGCTCAGTACGAGCAAGTACTATTAGAAATGGGAGTCAAAAGTAAGTCCCAAATTATTCGTGATTTAGGCATGGAGCCACAGCACGTATTTGAAGAACTCAAACGAGAAGCGGAGATAAATAAAACAGAAACAATGAACAAGGACAGTTCAAATGAAATTCAAGAACCAAAAACGGGAGATGACGTTAACGAGTGACGTACTCTCTGATAATAACGACCGTACAGTACTGTTAGCTTTCAGTTCTGAAAATCCAGTAGTACGTACTATCGGTGGTCAGGAATATAACGAAATCCTTCTGCATAATCCTGAGAACGTCAATCTAGAACGACTACAGAATAAGGCCGCTCTGCTTTATAACCATAACTTTGATAATCATATCGGTGTTATTGAGTCAGCCAGTATTGATGCTGACCATGTAGGCCGTGCATTAGTGCGTTTCAGTTCAGTTGGTATGGGTGCTGAAAAGTTCGAAATGGTACGTGAAAGTACTTTGTCAAAGGTCAGCGTAGGTTATTCCATTCTCGATTATCGAATTGAAGGTGAAAACCTATTAGTTACCAAATGGGAACCATATGAAATTAGCATGGTTTCAGTACCCGCTGATGACCTTGTGGGTGTAGGCCGTTCTCTTGAAGAAGAGCAGGAACAAGAAGTACCTGAACCCGAAAATAAAGACGAGCAGCCATCCGAACAAGAGGAACGTAACGAGGAAACTGAAAATGAACCCGATGAAAATACTGAAAGTATTGCTAATACTTCTGAGTTTAATCCCGAAATCATTACCGAAACGGAAACGATAAATAACAGTGAAAGTATTGGTGATGGCGAGCAGCCAGAACCAGAAGAACAAAATGATGATTCAGCCGTTCAGGAACAGGTTCAGGAAGAACAAGAAGAACAGGCTGAAGAAGATCAAAAACGTATTGCCGAAATTAACGCTATTTCACGTGCATTCAATATCCACGCTGAAATTACGAATCAGGCAATCGAATCAGGCTTAACCATTGACGCGTTTCGCCAGCAAATTAAAAACAAACCCATTATCAAGGACGATAAAATGGAATTCTCTCTAAACACTCTGATCCGTTCCATTATGGACGGTGACAAATCTCTGCCATCCGGCAAAAACGGTGCAGTAGTTGCTAACGCTGATTTTGCACAGGCTGTACGTGCTGGTGTAACTACCACTACTGCAAAAGACGTTATCAGTACAGAACATCTGTACGGCTCTTTCGTGGATATTCTGCGTGCTGAATCTGTTCTTAAGAATTTCCCAGTACAGATGTTTACCGGACTGACTTCTGAAATTGCAGTACCTAAACTGGCTGGTGATTTCACCGCAGGTTTCGGCTTTATTTCTGAGAATGGTGTATCCCCAGAAGTTGATGCTAATTTCGAATCTGTAGTACTGAAGCCTAAAACTTTCACCGGTTCCGTACCTCTATCCCGTTCAGTAGTTAAATCCTGCCCACAGGTAGAACAGATCGTTAGTCAGGCCATTGTTGCCGGTTCTGCTGAACGTCTGGAAGCCCTGATCCTGAAAGGCATCGTAGATGCAGTAGTAGCAGCGGGTAAAGTAGAAACTGTAGACGCATATACATATGCAGACATCGTAGCAGCACAAGGTCAACTCGGTGATGAAGGCGTTTCTTATGGTTCTATTGCCGCTGTAATGTCCCCACAGACCAAAGCTACTCTGCGTAGTACTCTACGAGGCCAGAATACCGCCGCTGTGTACCTGTTCGACGATGGCGATCTGTGTGGTGTACCTGCCTATGACTCTAAAGTACTGGCTGGTCAGGACTTCATTATTCTCGGTGACTTCTCCAAACTGGCTATTGCACAGTGGGGTGACTCTCTGGAGCTGGATATGGACGATACCACTAACCGTAATCGCGGTTCTGTAATCGCTCGCGTGTGGGCAGATCTGGATTTCGCAGTACTGGTGCCTGAAGCCTTCCGTATCATCAAACTGGCCTAATCCGATGAGAGCATTTAATACGCAATGTATGGATGCTCTGATTAACAGTTTTGGTGAACCTTTAGTACTAGACAATGGCAGTACTATTACTGCCATTTTCGAACAGTCCGAAATAGAAATTCAAACTACCGAAGGACTGATACAAACAACAGAAAACTACTTTACATGCCGCCGTGACCAGATCACCTATGATGATTCCTTTGTACTGAATAATGTTCAGTATGAGGTTTATAACATCATTGATGATCTGTCAGGTCTATGTAACGTCTATTACAGAGGCTTGAATACATGAACATTTCAATTATTAAAAATCATGTTTCAAGCCTTTTTTCGTCTTCTGGTTTGAAAGTAAGAAAGGCCGCAAAAACTAACACTCAGACATCCAGTGATTACATTCTGATGATCAGCAATGTAACCGAACAATACGAACAACTAGAATACAGTACTAGACATTCTGTAATGATGACAATGGATGTGCTGGTAACATCGCAGAGTGAATCAAAAGCACAACAAACAATGGATTCAGTACATTCAGTATTATTCAGTACTGAATTAGTTGCTGGCCTGTTAGAGAAGGGCATTAATGTTAGTTCATTAAAATTACTCTCAGTAGTCGATGATACCGACCCGGATACAGCCATAAATACCATTATGACAACGTGCCAGATTAATTACATCGCACGTACTACAAATAATGGAGAATAACAATAATGGCAGGAATTATGCTCGGCAACCGCACGTTGCTATCCTACAGTACTGATCTGAATAATACATACCCAACATCTATCTATACGATTATTGATAATCTGGCTGCATTTCCAGAAGTTAAAATCAACAGTACCACACAAACAATAGAAACATATGATCAGGAATTTACTAGCATCATCACTGGTGGTCTTAAAATCAGTAACATCAGCATTGTAGTAAATTATGTACCAACAAATACAGGTCATATGTTCCTCAGCAATGCATACGCTGTAAATCGTTCATTTCAGTTGAAGTTCAGTCTTTATGAAAGTCAGACATCACTACGCCAGAACTACATTATTCTTAATGGGCGTATTACTGCACAAAAGGATGACGCAGACATTAATAAAGTATACGGGCGTACCTGGACTTTTACGCCTGATTCTATCGTTCGTCAGGGATCGATTGATGATCAATTCCCATTAGTACTGGGTAATTTTGGGGTAGGTGCTGATGGTATTACCGTACCGCATTATGAATCAGACGGTGGTAATTCATTCATTAAAGTACCAGTTACAAATACGATGAATCCTGGCGGTGTTGATCTACTTGGTGTTGGCCTTGTAGATGGTGGTGGTATGAGTAAAGCACAGATGGTCGTTACTGAATCAGGTACTCCACGTCTGTACATTAAGAATACTGATAGTACCGTATACGATCAGGTATACAGCACAGCTAATAAACCAGTACTTAACGCAGGTGCAACACAGGGCGTTTCAGGAATCCTGCCTGTATCAAATGGTGGTACTGGTAGTTCTGTAGCCGCAACAGCACTCAGTAACCTGAATGGTCTACCAAAGACGGGCGGTACTCTGACAGGTGGCCTGTCAGGAACAACATTATCACTATCCAGTACTTTAGCCGTGACAGGTGCCAGTACTTTAA